CGCTAAAAAAATAAAGTTGGTTATAGAAGAAGAAGAAGAAGAAGAAGGGGAAGAAAGGGAAGAAAAAGAAGACAAAAAAGAAAAAGAAGCTGAAAAAAACGCACTAGAGGAAAAACCAAAAGGACGCCGCACCAAAAAACATATTAAAGGAATTTCTATTTTAGCACCTGAAGAATGGGTTGATATTGATAATAAATCTGTGATTGCGCGATTGCCACCCAAAGAACAAAAAGTAAATATCAAAGTTTCCAGTTACTTTATGAATAATCGCGAAAAATTCATTAATTTCATCAATTCCGTTTTTGAACCATATCGTGATGAGGTTTTAGACGATAAAACCCAAATTACCTGCGAAAGTTTAGGACAAGATTCACGTGATTTTAAATTATTGACACATCAAAAATTAGTTCGCGATTATTTGAATTTATACACACCTTATAGAGGACTTTTACTATACTTTGGTTTAGGTACAGGTAAAACATGTACTTCTATTGCTATTGCAGAAGGTCTAAAAAATAGTAAAAAGGTGATAGTAATGACCCCCGCATCATTGCGCCGCAATTTTATGGAAGAACTTAAAAAATGCGGCGACCCTCTTTATAAAAAAAACCAATTTTGGCAATGGATTTCAACAAAAGAACACCCAGAAGCAATGGACACATTATCTAGTATTTTGAATTTATCTGTTGAATATATTACCAAAAATAAAGGAGCTTGGTTGGTAAATTATACAAAACCAAGTAATTATGATACGCTTGATCAATCTCAACTAAAAAGTTTGAATGACCAAATAGATGAAATGATACAAGCAAAATATAAATTCATTAATTATAACGGGTTACGTCGCGATAAATTGAAAGAAATGACAAACAATTTTGAAACGAATATTTTTGATGATTCCGTTATCATTATTGATGAAGCACATAATTTTGTTAGTAGAATTGTAAATAAAATAGCAAAAGAAAAGGAAATTCCTGTAGATAAAAAAGGTAAAAAAGATCACGTTCCATACGCAATGGCCCTAGTATTGTATGAATTTTTATTAAGCGCGCAAAACGCAAGAGTTGTTTTATTAACAGGTAGTCCATATATAAATAACCCAAATGAATTAGCAATACTTTTTAATATATTGCGCGGTTATATTAAATCGTGGGAAATTCCGCTGGATATTAAATCCGGACAACCAGTCACAAAAGAAAAACTACAAGATATTTTTGTGAAGGAAAAAGTATTGGATTATTTCGAATATTCGGCAGCAAGTAAAAAACTTACGATTACGCGCAATCCTTTTGGGTTTGAAAATAAATACAAGCAAGATAGCGGCTACCACGGCGTTACAAATAAACCAAAAGAAATTCGCGAACCGTCTGGAAAAATAGTACAACAAAATGTGGGTGAAATAAACGATAATGATTTTGAAAGAAGAGTGATTAGTATATTAAATAATAACGGAATTGAGGTTTTTCCCACAGGTATTAAAATTGAACTATTTAAAGCTCTACCAGATAAATTGGATGATTTTATAAATTGGTATATTGAGCCGAGTACTGGAAATATAAAAAATGCGGATTTATTTAAAAGACGTATTATGGGGTTAACTTCTTATTTCAGAAGTCAACAAGAAGGGTTATTACCGAAATATGATAAATTGACTGATTACCACGTGGTTAAAATTCCAATGAGCGATTATCAATTTACTGTGTATGAGGCCGCGCGACAACAAGAACGAAAACAAGAAAAAGATTCTAAAAAGAAAAAAGGCGCACCTGATGTAAATGGCATTTATAAGGACCCCAGTTCCACTTATCGTATTTTCTCGCGTTTATACTGTAATTATGTAATGCCGAAGGAAATCGGTGGCCGCCCGTTACCTATTGAAGACAGAGAAAAAGCCCCAAGCGATCAATTAGAAGAAATATATGGAGATGTATTAAAAGAAACGGCCAAAAAAGGATCAAATGATTTGGAAGGGGATGACTGGAGTGGTGAACAAGAGGGAGACCAAATCATTGAAAAAATCGCAGATAAAACATATGAAAAACGTATTCAAACCGCACTGCAATTATTGAAAGAACACGCGGGTGAATATTTGAGTCCAGAAGGATTAAAAACGTATGGTCCCAAGTTTTTACACATGTTGGAAAATATACAAGACTCCGAACATCGTGGTCTTCATTTAGTGTATTCACAATTTCGTTCTCTCGAAGGAATTGGTATTTTTAAGATGGTGTTAGAACAGAACGGTTTTACGCAATTCAAAATAAAGAAGGATCCAAGTGGCACTTGGAATTTGGATATCAGTGAAGAAGATATGGGAAAACCTACTTTTGCGCTGTATACTGGGACAGAAAGTTCAGAAGAGAAGGAAATTATTCGTAATATTTATAACGGTGATTGGGATTTGAAATCACCCATTACTGCTCAATTAAAAGAGATTGCGAATAACAATGATATGGGGGAAATTATAAAAGTGTTGATGATCACCAGTTCTGGATCAGAAGGAATCAATTTACGTAATACGCGATATGTTCATTTAACCGAGCCATACTGGCATCCTGTGAGAAGTCAACAAGTGATAGGAAGAGCCCGTCGTATATGTTCTCATAAAAATTTACCGGTGGCATTACAAACTGTTGAAGTGTTTGTGTATTTAATGACTTTTACTCCGGAACAAATAAAAAGTGATGCGTCTATCGAGTTAAAACGAAAGGATTTAAGTAAGCGAAAATATAAAATTCGTCCGGATAAGGAAGATGTTGATAATATACCGTTGACAAGTGATGAATGTTTGTTTGAAATTTCAACAATCAAAGAAGAACTCAGTGAAAAGTTTTTAACCGCGATAAAAGAGGCGTCTATTGACTGTGCTATTTATTCTAAACAGGGATCTAAAGAACAACTACATTGTTTGTCATTTGGACAGCCGTCTGCTGACAAGTTTGCATATAATCCGAATATTTCAAAAGATGAAATAGATGTGACGGCAAAAATAAATAAAAAAATAATAGAGTGGCGTGGTGTGGAGACTACTATACGAGGGAAAACATATATTTCTAGACAAGTCAATAAAGGTTTGTATAATTTATATGATATGGATACGTATAAACAAGCATTAGAAGACCCGCGAATAGAGCCGATGCTTGTTGCAACTCTTGAAACAAATCAACGTGGTGAGCAAGTATTGAAAAAGGTATAGTGGAGTGAGTGGAGCGACCCGTAGCCGAAGGCGCCGGGGAGCGAGGGAACTCCGGAGACGTTAGTCGAAGGAGTTTCGCTTTTCGCTCCAAACTCCTCGACTAACGTCTACGGAGTTCCCTCGGAAAACTTCGGCTTTTGCTGCGCTTATCGCCTCCGTTTTCCTCCATCATTCGAATCGTGAGGTTGTAACATAATCTGGTAAACAATCCACTTCAAATTGACCAGCAATCTGACGCATATATTGATCAAATGAACCGTGAATGTAGAAGTTATATTGTTTTTCCCGATATTGATATAACGATACTGCTCTTTCACGTAATTGTGCAATTATACGACAATCTTTTTCCATCATACGTTGTTTGTTTTGGTTTGATATAAAATTTCCCATTTTATTTGAATTTGATTTGAATTTGAATTTGAATTTGATTTGAAATTATTGTAATTTATTTTTTGATGTGTATAAGTATTACATCAAAAAATAATTCAATTTTTTATTGTTATTGTTATTATTATTATTATTATTATTATTATTATACGAATGATGTGGTAGTTGAAGATATAACTTCTAAATTATTATTATTATTTAATTTATATGCGTTGTTAGAAGCAATTGGTTTTCTATTATACAACTTTGGGATTACAATTGCTGAAATCAATCCAGATAAATATACACAAATAACAATAGCAGACATTTCACCAGGTGTTATATCATATGTGAATACATTGTCAGAAGAACTGGTGGAATATGATGAAATCGTAGTGGTTGATTGTGGTTCGGGTAAATATACTACACTCTTTAATCCTAATCCAGACTGAGCATCTGACAAGGAAATTAAAATAGGAACAACTGTTCTCGCAATACCAATCCACGGTTTTAGTTCATTATACACATGCATAACAGTATGAAACGCGTGGGTAATAGAGTGCCACCATCCATCCATATTCGCTTGCGTAAGAGGTAGAGTAACCGGTACAGACCACGCGCGATATACTTGAACATAAACTTTGGAAACAGATGAAGAATCTAGTTTTCTTCTATTATCTTCAATATCACCTGATGGCGATATTTCGATTCCACCGAGTGAAACGATAATAGTAACAACGTTTGTCCGTTGATGTTTATCGTCAATATGAGCTAAATGCCACATCTGATAAAAATAATCACCATCATACGAATCCTTAAATGCGCGAGATTCGACACCTGATGGAACAAGAGAATTCAACCCACCAACTAGTCCTGTGTTGATGATTATCAATCGGACATCTGAAAATGGTTTATTCATTGTAAGAAAATCAGTTGGCAGAAAAAGAGAGGATGAATTCAATAAATAATTACTTTGAGGTCCTTGAACAAATTTTTTTTCTATTGATGTAATTCCGTAGGCATTAGTCGAAGGAATTTGAAATAACATTGTAAAACACGCAAATAATAGTCCTTTGAAAAGATACATAATATAGTATAGAATGTTATACTATAATATATTATATTTATGTTTGATTTTTGTAATATATATTTATCTAGAAACTTCTTCGGCTACCGCCAACGGAGTTCCCTCGCTCACCGGCGCCTTCGGCTACGGCTCGCTCCAATACTCCACTAGCGTTCCGGAACACTTCTGTTCACTTTGGAGCAAGCCGTAGCGTCAGCGGAGGCAAGCGACTGGAACACGGATGTGAACGAAGTGAACAGAAGTGTTCCCCTAAATATTGGATGGTTGCTGTTGCGTCATTGTCTCCAAAAGTCGAGATAATTGTTCGGTTATAAAATCAATCTTATTATTCATCGTTGTTATTTCTGCTTTTAAATTATTTAATGTTATATTGTCTGTTTCTGTTTCTGTTTCTGTTTCTGTTTCTGTTTCTGTTTCTGTTTCTGTTTCTAACACTGGTTTATATAATGGTTTCAACTTTGTAAAAATATTATCTAAAGGAAGTGACGCATTAAAATGTGTAGTTACAGACCCATCTGAACTCCTTCGACTAACGTCTACAGCTCGCTCCAAAAACATTGTGTCTTCATGAATATTGAATTCAATATTATCTTTTTGAAGCGAGCCGTAGCCGTTAGTCGAAGGAGTTGACATAATAAATTCTGGACTGTTTTTATCCCACGATAAAACTTTTTTTAGTGTGTTTTTATGTTCGTTTTGGAGCGAGCCGTAGCCGAAGGCGCCGGTGAGCGAGGGAACTCCGTAGGCGGTAGCCGAAGGAGTTTGTTGTGTTGGTGAAACATTTAAATCAACCATATTATTTTTAATAACTACATTTTCATCCAAATTTTCTCCAATTTTAATATATTTTACTGGTTGTTGATATTGGTATTGCTGTTGCTGTGGCTGTTGCTGTTGCTGTGGCTGTTGTGGTATTTGTAGTTGAAGTTTCGGTTGTGTTTGCGCTGATGTATCATTCTTAATAGATGTTTCTGCAGGTTTTAACCAGTTTTCAACATCCGATTTATTTGTATTTTTATGTATTTGGTCCATTTCAAAATTACGTTGCGCAAGCGTTCTGGAAATTAATTCGGCCATATTACCTCCAATAGGTTCGTCCATTTTATCATTAAATTTGGGAGCCTCGGGAACTGGTACAGACATCGCTGCCATAAATTCCTCCTGTTTCTGATTTAAATTTTTATCAAATGTACTTTTTCTCTCTGCTTGAATATCTTGTGCTGTTACAATCGCTTGTGGATGCTGACGAGAAGAAGTTTTTTCCAAAATATGTTGGATATCTTTGACAATTAATGAAATAAAACTCTTATTCATTTGTGTTAAATTTTGATACGTATTTTTTTCATTGTCATAAAACATCTTTGTTTTTTCAATAATATACTGCCTCATTTGAGAAACATTTATATTTTGTTTCGATTTAATTAAATCCGTATCAACAATAATTTCCCAAATCATTTCCACATTTTCATTTGATATAAAATCTGATATGGTCATACAATATACAATATATACATACTACAAATTAGTATTTATATATTTATTTGAAAATATTTATTTGTATAATTATTATTACAACGACGCATTAAAATAAACCTTACGGAATTTTTCCATATATTTATCTTTCAATATATGTGTCTTTAAATAATGTGCATTTATTTTATCTTCCAACATGTGAGCAATAAAATATAATGAATAAATACCACATTCGGTATCACTATACTGATGTTCCACTGGATAATTTTGGTCAAAATTAAAATGGATAGGTTCATCTAGATTTTTACCTTGTTTCATAACTCGATTTACAAGAGCCATTATTTTTTTAGGAATTTTACTTCCCGCACTGTCAAAGAAAAAGATTGTTCCTTTTTTAATATTAATAAAGAGAGAAATCCAATGACTTCCGGGTTTATTATGCGGATCTGTATTGAAGATAACACCTATTTTAAATTTCCCGTTTTTAATTTCATCTTCTAAATTAAAATGACATAATTCCTCCCAAACGCATTCTCCGTATATTTTCTTTGTATCAAAATCTATTGGACTTGGACCAATAAAATCAAAACATTTATAAGCGTGTTCATATTGTTTCATTACATCCAATATATCTGTACTGGACAACCATTCATTTGGATTCTTGTTCCATTCCTTAGGGGATACTGGCGCAAAAGAGTTTGTTAATTCTTTATCCAATTTACCATCCACGAATTTTTGTTTTAACCAACACGATTCTTTATTGCATACATTATTCATTTTCACCGTTAATATTTCCCATATCTCCTTTGAGTCATTTGTCTTAATAGTAGACTCTGGGTGTCGTGCATTCCATAGCTCTTTCAATTTGTACAAGGTTTCATCTTCTAAACATGTATAATCTTTTTGTTGTGTTTTAGGGCTGCATTTTAATTTTATTACATTAATTTTTTTTTTAATAGATTTATCGAGAGATTTCGATGTGGTTATCACAATTTTCACAGTTTTATTATTTTTTCTCCGTGTATTTTTTCTCCGTGTATTTATTTTTGTCTTTTTTGTCCTTGTTACCCTGGTTGTTTTATTTTTCCGGGAGTTTTGTTTCATCATATTTATTAGTGATATTTTTCTTTTTACGAATTCCTTTATTCTTCAAAATAGGGTCTTTCAAATTTATCTCTTTTTGTTTTGGAGGAATATTCGGTTTGGCGTCCACATTTTTGGTAATTGTTCTTTTTACCAGTTTTTCAAGTGAATTTGGCTCGGTTATTTTAACTAAACGCATCATTAATTTATTCGCTTCGTCTGTATTTTGGAGCGAGCCGACTTTAACTCCAGAGCTATCAGTTAAACTCATTCGACTAACGTCTCCGGAGTTCCCTCGCTCCCCGGCTACAGGTCGCTCCACAAGTCCATTATAATCTTCTTGAATAATATCAGTTTTATCTAAAGTTTTAAAATATTCTATGCATATTTTCGCGTATAATTCAAATGTGTCTATAATTCCTGAATAAATTCCTTCGGGTTTTTCGTTATTTATTAATTGTTTTGTTAGGTCATATATGCGTTTTTTATAAAATTTTTTGTCCTTACGAATGCTATTAGAACCAGAAATAGAATTAGAATTAGAATTAGAACCAGAATTAGAACCAGAATTAGAATCATTATTCGATTTATTCAATATATATTTTGCATATTGATGTTTATTCATTAAATATTCAAGAGTTATGTTCGAAATGAAATCATCAGACATTTACAATTATGTTTGATAATTTTTTTAGTTGCAAGACGATTCATTTTTGTCGCCAAATGCCTTAAGTTGTTGTCTAGTACAATTATTAAAAGTTACATTACCCAAATTTTCTGGATTTGGATTAAATGTGTTAAAATGTTCATCTTGAAATAACCCAGGGAATGGTTGTTCGCTTTTCTTGGTGGATGTAAATCCAAATTGGTATAAATCACTGTCACTATTTGGGACATATACCGCTTGACTACATTTTTGTAAAGCGAAGATTTGATTTCGTAATTCAGATTCTTTATTGATATTTGAGGCGAATCCAGACCACGGAGATTGTGTATTTCCCGGATTAAAAGTATTATATGAGTTATACACAGGCAATTGAACCATGGGAGTTTTAATGGGAGCTCTTGGGTCAACAATAGGCATAATAGAATATTTGGTCATAACTGGTCGTACGTTTAAATATGGTTGTAGTTGTCGAGATGGAATATTTCTATCATAAATTCGTTCATTTATAGAATTTGTTTTTTGAGAAGCACAATTATTATCACTAAACACACCGTTTGTTGCCATTATTTATATAAGATATTATATAATGTTATTATTATTATTTTTATTATTTTTTTCGTTGTTATTATTTGTAAAATATTTTTATCATAACAATATATAATATAGAATATCGAATATCAAATGTTTTCCAAAATAATAACCAATTTCCAAAATATAATATTTAACATTATCATTATATTTTCGTATACGTGTGGTGCTCTTATTGTTTTGGGATTGTATCCAAACGCAGCAACATATTTATCAAATGTCGATTATTATGTGAGAATTTATGTCAGTTTATTTTTATTATTGCGTTTTAATCCATTTAGACATATTACCTTTACAGATCTAGACCGCAAAGTTGCTTTCACTGCAGGAATATTTATATTTACAACCACCGTAGTGAATCAAATACTATTTGCTTATGCAAATAATGTACGTTCCTATATTCATAGTGTTATCACGGATTATCGTGATGGAGCTAAGTGAACCGAAGGAGTTTTCCGAAGGAGTTTTCCGAAGGATTTTAGTATTTAGCCGTTTTCGCGGTTTTATTTTTTTTTGACGACGACGACGACGACAATGATTGATTCTTTACTTTAGTTGTAATATTATGATGTTTATATTTTATTTGAAATTTTTTACTAAAAAAACTTTGTAAATGCACCATTATCTTTTTTGTTATAATTTTATCAACATCATATTCCTTCGGTGGTTTAGTAACATACATAAATTGATATTTACTAATATGTACTTTCATAAATTCGATAAAGTCTTTTTTATTTGATATAAATGATTCACCGTATTCACTGTTCACAAATTTATGAATCATGTCGTCAAACGATAAATCGTGTGTATACGGTTTAACTTTAATATAATATACATTTTCTGCGTTCATTTCCGGATAATACGTATCATCTAAATAACAGATTTGGACATCGTGTGGTATTTTCGAACATTTTATAAAATCGCCGTATGTTTTATCGTGTGATGTTCTACATAATTCTACGTGTTTGCCATTCACTTTAAATGCAGCAATAATATGATTAAATAAATTATATTTAATTTTATGCTCAAAATACTCTTTAATATACATTACCCATTGTTTCGGTCCTTGATTGTTGGTATAAATCATTACACCGCTACATTCTTTCGACATTTTTTTATGTTTTAGATAATTTAATATGGATATTATATTTGGTCGTATAAATTCAGGATATAAATCGAGTATTTTATTGAAATCATTTTGGGTTAATTCATAACTCATTCGACTAACGTCTACGGAGTTCCCTCGCTCACCAGCGCCTTTGGCTACGGATCGCTCCAAATCTATTTTTTGATGTATTTTATAGGCGATTATTGAACTCCAAAATATACCAAATTCAACAAAATATCCTAATGTTTCATCTAGATCAAATACCACTATTTTTGAAGATATTGTCATCTACTATATAAACATATTTAAAAAATAAAAAAAAATAAAAACTAAAAAAAAAATAAAAACTAAAAAAAAATAAAAACTAAAAATAGTTATGTTATCGATTTTATTATAATAGTATATTTATACATACATACAATGTTGTCTGGCAAAATAAATAATGATTATATCCCACTTACAAAAGAACACAAAATTGCAAAAATAATGAATAGTTTAGAAATAATACAAAGACAAAACAAAAGGATACAATTTTATAACCAGTTCAAAAAACAGGATTATAATAGTATTATTCCTTTAAAAATATACCAGACATGGCATACCAAAAATTTACCACCGCTTATGAAATCCGCTGTGGATAAAATGAAACATCAACATCCCAGATTTGAACATTTTTTATTCGATGATAATGATTGTAGAAATTTCATTCAGACACATTTTAGTAAAGAAGTATTATTTGCATTTGACTCTTTAGTACCCGGTGCATATAAGGCAGATTTATGGCGATATTGTGTGTTATATATTAACGGAGGGATTTATGTAGACATTAAATATTGTTGTGTGAACCAATTTAAATTTATCGAATTAACGGAAGCTGAACACTTTGTATTAGATGTAGACGGTGGTTCTATTTATAATGCGCTTTTAGTATGTGTTCCCAAAAATGAAATACTATTAAAATGCATTAATCGAATCGTTGAAAATGTGACGAATCGATATTATGGTTCGTGTTGTTTAGACCCAACCGGTCCTGGTTTACTTGCAAAAATGTTATCTAGCTCAGACAAATCAAAAATATCATTGACACATTTATGGAATCGGTCCAATAATAGTAAATTTATTCTGTATAAAAATATTGCTATTTTAAAAATGTACGATGATTACTATAGTGAACAGGACAAATATCAGAAGGTAAACCATTATAGTACGTTATGGACACAGCGAAAAATATATAGTAGATAAAAAAAAATACATTATTGGAGCGAGCCGTAGCCTTAAGCGATGCGAAAAGCGCAAGTTGTAAGCGAAGCGAAAAGCGAGGGAACTCCGTAGACGTTAGTCGAATGAGTTTACATCAATTTATTATATCGTTCTTTACACCATCCATCTGGTTTTTGCCCAGCAAATAAATGCTGGACTATTTTATTATGAAATACATATCCATCAAATACAATTAATGACGGATCGGGATACATGTAATATTTCTTTTTATCTGTAAATATCGGTTTCCCGTTTTGTTCCAAATAGGCTTCTATTCCATCTGTAAATACGCCTGGACCGGTCAAATGATGTATTATATGTTCCCCTTTGAATACTGAGACATTTAAAATTCGTTTGACTGATAAATCTATTACACTTTTTAGCATAGGTGAATTTTTAGGCGCAGCGAAAACCCAATTACATAAATGTGTGCTATTTTCGGGAACTATAACTAATAATGCGCCGTGTTTTAACAAGATATTTGGGTTATATTTACACACGGTATCTGCGTCAGCATATATGCCGCCATATTTGTATATGACGCAATATCGCCAAAGATCAGCTTTCATTACGGCCATAGGTAATTTTATATACGCGTCATATATTTCTCCACCCATTTCATTTTTCATAAAATTCTCACATAGTTCATTTGTATAAAAAAAATATCCGAATTCAGGGACAAATCGTCTCCACGAGTCCAATGCGTTTTTTATATCGGGATTTTGCTTGATATAGTCACGAGATTTATGTGTTTGGAATATCTGTTTGGGTAATTTGGAGGAAAACGGAGGCGATAGCCGAAGTTTTCCGAGGGAACTCTGTAGACGTAGTCGAAGGAGTTCGTTTTTTCTATCTGTATCCATATAGTATTTATTATGATGATTTTTCTAAATAAAAAATAATAAATAATAATATATATCTATTATAATAATAACAACAATAATAAAAATGTCCTTCAAAGTAACCGATTCGGATTATACAAAAATATTAAATTATTATGATATCGATATTCCAAAAAATAAACAAGAATTGAAAAAACACGCGGAAGATATTCTCGCTCTTAAATTATGTGCGTGTATTAAAAAAGTAGGTGGACCTAAAAATGAAGCTCGCGCAATTGGTATTTGTTCAAGAACAGTACTTAAGCGAAAAGGATTAACTCGTGGTAAATTTAAGTGTCGAAATGGTAGGAATATATCTTTTACCAAAAATAAAAGAGGTACTCTATCCATTGGTAGAAAAACACGTAGAATAAGAAAATAAATGAATAAATATGAAATTTTTATATTTTCATATGTATAGTAATAATAAATAATAATAATAATGCCATTGACATCAACACATCCTATAAATAACCATTATGACATAATTATAATTGGTGGTGGTATAGCCGGACTTTACAGCGCATATAATATTCAAAAAATGTCTCCCCAATGTAAAATTCTCGTTTTAGAAAGTTATAAAAAAAAATGGTTGGGTGGACGTATAAATAATGAGATGTTTCAAGGCGTCCAAGTTGTCACTGGTGCTGGCGTGGGTCGAAAAGAAAAAGATTATTTATTGATTGACTTATTGAAAGAATTAAAAATACCATATTCTGATTGTCATGTTTCACATAATTACGCACCAACTATTCAAAATATATGTAATGTAAAAAAAACTCTATTATTACTGAAATCCGAATATAAAAAATCTACGGATCATCATCAGAAAAAAACATTCAAAGAATTTGCTACTGGTATTTTAGGTGTTACCGCGTATAAACAATTCACGGTATGTTCTGGTTATACCGATTACGAAAATGAAGATGTGTATGATACGCTATACAATTATGGATTTGAAGATAATTATGGAGATTGGACGAGTCTTAGAATTCAATGGAAAACACTTATTGACACGATTACGAAAAAAATCGGATTACATAATATAAAAACGTCAAATACGGTGTCAAAAATTGATACGATATCACCATATAATTTTGTAATTCATACGGATCAAGGTCATACATATTCTTGCAATAAAGTTATTATTGCAACAACGATTAAAAGTGTACTGAAAATTGTTCCTGGAGCGGCCGATAAAAACAGTATTTATCAGCAAATCCACGGGCAAACTTTTTTGCGGGTATATGGTAAATTTTCTAAATCATCCGCGTCAATTATGAAACAACTGGTGACAGGACAAACGATTGTTCCTGGACCTCTTAAGAAAATTATACCGATGGATACTGAAAAGGGCGTGTATATGATTGCGTATACTGATAATGAAGACGCTATATCTTTGAAAAAGTATTTAGAAAATACACCTGAAAATAGAAATATATTTTGTGAATTATTGGAAATGTCTCTCGGAATACCTGATGGGACACTTCAATTGAACGCAATCGCGGATTATTATTGGCCGATTGGCACTCACTATTATGAACCTTTACGCGGACCATATAAAAATCGCAGTGAATTTATTAAAACGGCTCAACATCCTATGCGAGGAATGCTTGTAGTGGGAGAGATGATTAGTAAAAATCAGGGGTGGACTCAAGGCGCATTAGAAAGTGTAGACGCGGTTGTTACTAAAAAATGGGTTTGGAAGAAAACGGAGGCTTAAGCGCAGCAAAAGCCGAAGTTTTCTAAGGGAACTCTGTAGACGTAGTCGAAGGAGTTTCATAGTTTTCTATTTTCTATGTTTTTTAGTTTTATTACACGGACAATCCTTAAATAATCCAGGAATAAATTTACCGATTTTTATGAAACCGACTTCCACTGGATTTAATCCCCTTTTAATAGTGGAAACCATTTTTCCATTTTTATAATATTTCACACTTTTATGACCTTTACCATTTTTGATGGAAACTTTACGCACAAAACGTTTTCCACCACTTTGTACAACTTGTGTATTGTTATAATCAAACCCCATTTTATTTTATATTATATAATATAAGTATATAATATATATTATACACAATGATTTCAAATCCTAGATTATTTGTACGCGTATTTCATATCCTATTTGTCGGTGGTCTCTTTTTGTATATTGGTATTTCGCAAAAAAATATACCATCCTTTATGTATCCATTTATGGTAGGGCTCGGTCTTATCATAATACTGTATCATTGCTACAAAACATATATCAAACTCATTTCAAACCAAAACCCGTGGGTCAATTACATACATATCATTCTTATTGGACCATTATTAATGTACATCGGATATAATAAAACAGACACACCTAGATACGCGTTTGAATTATTACTAATGTTGGGTATGGCTGCAATTGGGTATCACGGATACTATCTTTTACTCAATCAATAACAACAAACATACTCTTATTTAGCCAAATGGTCCAATGCTGACAACAGCACTTGTTCTTGGCTACTCATTTTTTGAAATATAAGACACTCTTCTATTTTAATATGAAAATGTTTATGTGCATAATTTTTACATACAATCGCCATACCAGTATCGGTCACTTTTATTTCGCAAATAATACCCCCTGGTGTTAAAAATAAATTATTAGGGTCACTTAAAACTATCCAACGGATAAATGCTCCGTGCCGTAATTCATCCATTTCATCAACATACATGTAGTCTTTTATTTTTTTCATATAATCAATCAACACGTTGCTAGGTAAGTCTAACTCTTTTAATATCTCTAATTTCATATCTTTTATTTTTTGTGTGGTTAAATGTAACAATTTCTTATTTTCTTCATTGTCTAATGCTTTTAATAATTTTTCAATGTCCATTTTTACAGAGGTTAAGAATAGATATATTACATATATTTTTATATCTAATATATTTTTTATGGATACTACATATACCTTTACAGTCGGTAATTACATATACCTTTACAGTCGGTAATTACATATACCTTTACAGTCGGTAATTACATATACCTTTACAGTCGGTAATTACATATACATTTACAGTCGGTAATTACATATACCTTTAGAAATTAGATCCAAACGCGCTGCCTCCTAAAGCTTCATTCGCAGCCATAATCATCCCGCTAAACGGGTCACCAGGTGAAGCCGCCGCAACTAATGGCGTGTTATCACCTCGATGCATCGTATTATAATCGGGCATAGACTGTCCACCAGATGTCATTGGCAATTGACTTATTGATGTGGTTCCTTGACTTTCCCCCCCACCACCATAAAGAGATTGATTCATCGCCATTTGAGATGAATTATTGCTACCCTGTGTTTGTTGTTGCCCCGAAATTGGTTGCGATACTTTCACCGAACCCTTCTTACCTTTCTTCGTGTTCTTTTCGGATTTTCCATCCCATAATTCGACTACTCTATCAAATAAAATACTAACCTTCTCTCCCAACTTTGTTTGGAGACTCATAGTTATCACTAAAACTGCTAAAATGATATAAGTTACACTAAAATCCGGATATTTAATTCCGCTATATGTTGGCACATATGTGATGATTCTATTAATCAATAAAATGCCAATAAACATTACAGATATTTGAGTCATCACTTCTGCTAAAAGTTCAAAGCTTCCCTTTTCTTCATCGGCTTCAGGAACATATTTCTGCATTGCTTTATTTAAAATAACTACCGGAATAAGAGCTATTGTTGAATATTGAATTAAATTAAATATCTCTGCTTTTGAATCTTCTTCAAAATTAAAAACGTGCTTAAAAAAGCCCATTCTTGATGATATATTTTTTGACGTCTCTTCCAAACTTTCCATTTGATTTATAAATAGAAATTAAAATTTTATTGTTTAGGAAATTATAAATAAATAAATAAAAAATTAAATCTATAAGACGCGTAAAAAAATTAAAAACAATGTGTGTATAAATTTCATCAATGAGTAGCGCTAGATCAAATGCTGGAGCAAGAAATCGACGAGCTGGTGGCGCAGAAACTGTGCCTTCTACACCACAACAAAATGTGAGACCTGGCTCATCTCAACAACAACAACAACAATCCCAACAACAACCTCAAATGAATCCTAGATTATCCATTTCCGATGCTATTGCGCTTATCACATTACGTTTAGGTCGTGTAGAAAATCTTATTCAAAATATGCCGGTGGATTCGCCATCTGGTTTTAGTTCTAACTTAGAACAAGACGAGAATATGCGAATGGTAGATGCATCTGTGTTTGAAAGTATGGTAAATAGATTAGATATTTTAGAAAAAGGTCATAAATATATTTCAGATAAACAACAGCAGCAGCAATTGCAAAACCAACAACAACAAATGCAACACCAACAATATCAACAACAAATAAATTCATTGAAGTTATCTTCTATAACACAAACACCTATAATACAAACACCTATTATTATCGACAGTAAATCCGAAGAGAATATTATAAAATTAACTGACAATGTTGATATTTTAAAGGCTGAAGTAGTTCAAGTAAAAGATTTGTTAATGAAGCTTCAATCATTTACTATGGAAACGAATCAGAAATTATCTGATATTGTATTTAATGACACTGGTAATTTAGATGAATGTATGGATGATAATACCGAATGCGCTACCATTGAACATTCTGAAATACAAAGTGCTGACATACAAGTCCAAATACCCAAAGGTCTGAATTTGAAAGAGAATGTTGAATTAGCTATATCGGAACAAAAATCAGCATCGACCGAAAATGCTGATGTTTTATCTGCATAAAAATCACTTAAAAATTTGATGAGTATATATTTATAATATTTTTGGAGATGCGACAAAAACACAATATTGGAATGTGTGACTATGATTATGACGACAATCGAAATATTACTATTTGGTATGACAGTAAAGTAGCTTATAATAACACAGAATATATATTTGGACCTGATATTACAAATCAAATTATGAATGACCATCATTTGGTAGACGAATGGAATCAAACAGATAGACGATTAAAAAAGGCTTTTACTGATATACTTGTTCTAAGATTGTGGGAAGACAAAGTGATAACACGAACTCCATAGTTGAACACTTCTGTTCACTTCGCTCACATCCGTGTTCCAGTCGCTCGCCTCCGCTGACGCTACGGCTCGCTCCAAATAGTCGAAGGAGTTCCTGAAAAAATTGAATATAAAAAAGAATATAAATGTATTTCATAAATTATACTATATATACTAATATTACAAATGGAATTATTAATACCAGACGAATTATCAATAGAACAACAAAAAGCATTTGATAAATATGTTCAAGGAGAAAACATATTTATTACGGGACCGGGTGGTTCAGGAAAATCCGCACTTATTCGCAAAATAAAAGAACATTCGCCAAAAAATATTCAAGTTTGCGCTCTTACCGGTTGCGCTGCGATATTATTAAATTGTAAAGCAAAAACACTCCATTCTTGGGCTGGAATCGGGTTAGGGAATGGTCCCGAAAATCTAATTATAACAAAAATATTACACAGTAATTACAAAAGAAAATCTTGGAGAGAAACAAATGTCTTGATAGTAGATGAAGTAAGCATGTTATCTCTCAAATTATTTGACTTACTAGACAAAATCGGAAGAATCGTGAGAAAAAACCCACGGCCGTTTGGTGGCATCCAAGTCATATTTTCAGGCGATTTTTATCAACTCCCTCCTGTGGGCAGTAAAGATGACCCCGATTCAATGCGGTTTTGTTTTGAAAGTGATAACTGGAATAATGTTTTCAAAAAAGAGAACCAAATTCAACTAGTCAAAATATTCCGACAAACAGATGACATATATAGCAATATTCTCAATCAAATCCGTGAAGGGCGTATCAAACGAAAATCGCACGATTTGCTCCTTCAATATGTAGGTAGAACCGTGGAAGAAGGATTATTATTCGAACCGACTAAATTGTTTCCTACAAAAAATAAAGTGGAATATATAAATAATACCAAAATGAGTGCTTTAGTTGGTGAAGAAAAGATATACAGTATCAAACAAATAGTCGATCTAGAAATGTCAAAAGAAGATAAATACAATAGATCGCAATATAACGACAAGGATATCCAAACTGAATTAGAGTATTTAGCACGAAATCTCGCGTGTGATATAAATATTACTCTAAAGATTGGGTGTCAAGTAATGTGTATTATAAATATTCAGGATGATCTTACCGATAAAGATGGTAATAAAAATAAAAATAAAAACAAAAACAGAGAGAGAGATTTAAAATTGTGCAATGGGAGTCAAGGAATTGTTACCAGTTTTTGTGGACAATCTGGATTACCAATTGTAAAATATAATAATGGTGTTGAGATGATTATGCAACGCCATACATGGGAAAGCGAATCTATACCTGGAATTGGCATTTCTCAAATACCGTTGATTTTGGCGTGGGCTTTAACCATCCATAAATCGCAGGGCGCCACATTAGATACCGCGGAAATAGATGTAGGAAGTGGCATATTTGAATGTGGTCAAACTTATGTGGCGCTTTCACGTGTCAGATCATTAAATGGGTTATATATGACTTCTTTTGACGCGCAAAAAATCAAAATCAATACAAAAGTGAAAAATTATTATGAAGAATTAAAATTGTATCAAACTAAAAAAGAATGGAGGAAAACGGAGGCGTTAGCCGAAGTTTTCCGAGGGAACTCTGTAGACGTAGTCGAAGGAGTTGAAAAAGTAGTAGAAGAAAAAGTAGTAGAAGAAAAAGTAGTAGAAGAAAATCCGTTTGCTAAATTTCAGAATGTTTAGAGATATTAAATGTAAGAGTGGAGCGAGCCGTAGCCGAAGGCGCCGAAGGCGCCGGTGAGCGAGGGAACTCCGTAGGCGGTAGCCGAAGGAGTTTGATGAGTATAAATAGTAAAAAAAATATATTATTTTTTATTAGTTACTTAAGAAAATGAAAATCATATTTGCGTTCTTGATATTCTGTTTGGTTCTATTTATATACCTTCACGTCAATTATCATCTTAAAACCAGCGACGATTTAGAAATATTTGAAGTCGATGACGGTTCCAAAGATAAACTGGAAGAAATTTTCGAAATGAGACAACCTACCATATTTGATTTTGATAATGAAAAAATTGTACAGACCACCAACAAAACATATATTCAAAATAATTATAATGCTTTTGAAATAAAAATTAGAAATACGGCTGACGTAAATAGTAATAGCGAATTATATATGCCGCTACCACTACACGCAGCCACAAAATTATTCGATGAAGATAAATCCGCGACATATTTCTCTGAAAGCAACTCTGATTTTCTTCAAGAGACTGGAGTCATTAAAAATTTCCAATATAATGACGAATTTTTACGACCTAGTATGGTCTCAAATTGTAATTATGATATTATGATGGGATCACAAAACACATTAACCCCATTTCGGTATGAATTAAATTTTAGAAATTTTTTCTTGGTTACGTCTGGTAGTGTGCAAATAAAACTTTCACCTCCTAAAAGTTCGAAATATTTATATCCTATTCGAGATTATGAAAACTTCGAATTTCATTCTCCCGTAAATCCGTGGCAGGTTCAAACTCAATACAGGGCGGATTTTGACAAAATAAAATGTTTAGAAATAACATTGAATATTGGAAAATGTATGTTTATTCCTCCTTATTGGTGGTATTCTATTAAATTTAATAAGGATTCTAGTATTTCGTGTTTTAATTATAGAACTTATATGAATAATATCGCGATATCACCTCATATTGCATTGTACGCTTTACAAACGCAGAATGTTAAGCGAGATGTAACAAAAAAACACGATGTGAATATATTAAATTCAAAAGTTAAAGATGTAGACGAAGGCGAAGACGAAGACGAAGACGAAGACGAAGACAAAAACAAAAACAAAAACAAAAACAAAGAACACGAGAAAGATGTCAAAGATGGAGACAAAGAAAAATGATGAGAAAACTAATAAAACTTATTTTGGAAATAAACAATTATTATTTTAGCTAAATTAATAATATTAATATTTTATATAAATGACATTAAGTTGGCATTCTATTACTATTTTAAGTCAACAAGTTATAGTATTTAATGGAAAATTTACTGTAAATGATTCTACTCATATAGTACAGCATTTTTATAATGATTTATACCCAACTATTGATATATTAGCTCAACCAACCTCAGAAGATGCAACAAATATAATTAATGATGGTTATATCGCGGATAATACTTTTGATACAAATTTTTCATATTATGGGACTTATATAAATAGTATTCCATCGTTAAATACTCGTCCGAATGGTACAACTGCCGTAAAATGGCTTATATGGTATGACGCCGCGAGTTCTCCATCTACAACGATATCATTTAAAACAATTAACGGATGGGATGATCTTCCACCAGACATTATATATGTTGTTGGACCTAGTTCTGACCCTGGAACTGGTGTTGGTAATGATCTACTCGTTAGTAATGTTTGTTTTCCTGCAAAAACACCAATTGTAACAAATCAAGGAATAATACATATTGATAAAATTAATCCAAATATTCATACAATCCGCAATAAAAAAATAGTTGCTATAACAAAAACAATTACGTTAGATAAATATTTAATATGTTTCGAAAAGGATGCATTAGGACAAAATATTCCAAGTGAGCGAACGATTATAAGTAAAAATCATAATATTTTTTATAAAGGTAAAATGATTAAAGCGCGTGATTTTGTCGGACGTATTGAAAATGTTACGAAAATAAAATACACTGGTGAAGTTTTATATAATGTATTGATGGAGGAATACGAAAAGATGGTTGTGAATAATTTGACTGTTGAAACTTTACATCCCAACAATATTATTGCAAAATTATACAATGCGTTTCCAACTTTAGATTTAGAAGAAAAAACTGATTTAGTTAAATATGTTAATGAATGTGTACGTGATGAATATTGTGTTAAACGTGAATTAAAGAAAACAAAATCGTATGCAAAGTAAAACATATAACCTCATTCGTCTAACGTCTACGGAGTTCCCTCGCTTTTCACTACGCTTACACCCGGCGCCTTTTGCTGCGCTTAAGGCTACGGGTCGCTCCAACTCCTTCGACTACGTCTACGGAGTTCCCTCAGAAAACTTCGGCTGTTAACTCCGTTTTCTTCCAAAATATAATATTCACTTAAATAAAAAATTGAATATTATATACACTACATATATCATCATATCATACAATAAAAATGAAGATATATAAGGTTCATATCAATGACCGGAATTATGGGAGCTGGACATATTATAATACAACAGACTTTCAACATGTAGAATTATCTATACGTCCAGACGAATATAAATTATTGTCCAATGACGTATTCTCTTTTGACTCGGAAACCAACCTATTAACGATTCATCATTCCAGTATTCGCACGTGTACATCTATTCCAGGTGTTATTATTTTGAAAAATAATAAGACATATGGGCGAGCTCCAAATGGAAAATTATTATACAAATGTATTCCCGATGATAAACGACTACCTGCGTTTCTAATACCATATGACATAAAAAATATCGGATTCTCCAAAATATATACAAATCATTATATCACATTTAATTATGTTCATTGGGACGATAAACACCCTCGCGGGGTATTAACACAAATAATCGGGTGTGTTGATATTCTTGACAATTTTTACGAATACCAACTATATTGTAAAAGTTTAAATGCTTCTATACAAAAATTCAATAAAGACACAAATACTGTTCTTAGAGGATACGACTCAAAAATAAAACCCCACAACGATTTTATAGATAATATTAGTGCGAAATATCCTTCTATAGAAGATAGAAGTGACCAGAAAATATGGGAAGTATTCACGATTGACCCACATAAAAGTGTAGATTTTGATGACGGATTCAGTATAAGAACATTAGATAATGGTATACAAACTCCTTCGACTAACGTCTCCGGAGTTCCCTCGCTCCCCGGCGCCTTCGGCTACGGCTCGCTCCAACAGTTAAGTATATACATATCGAATGTGACTGTATGGATGGACGTTCTCAATTTATGGGAATCATTTTCCCGACGAATATCTACGATTTATTTACCTGATAGGAAACGACCGATGTTACCAACCATTTTATCCGACTGTTTGTGTAGTTTACAATCAAACCACACTAGAATTGCGTTTGTAATGGACGTGTTTATTGACGACGATACTATTTGCGATATCAAATATTCTAATTGTAAAATTAACGTATATAAAAATTATTGTTATGAAGAACCGGACCTACTTTCAAATGATAATTATAAAAAATTGCTAGATTTGACCAAAAAAATATCTGTGAAATATAAATATATTAATAGTATTCGTAATAGTCACGATGTGGTATGCTATTTAATGATATTAATGAATTATCACTCGGCGAAAGAATTATTGCAACATAAGAATGGTATTTTTAGGTCGACTATTATTAAAAAAGAGTTTGCTGTTCCTGACCATATTCCAGAAGATGTCGGGAAATTTATTAAAATCTGGAATAGTTCGTCGGGGCAATATATTGATGTGAGTTCCGTTGAAAACGGTGAATCTATTTCACACGATTTGCTTGAAATGGATGCGTATATTCACATTACCTCTCCTATTCGTCGATTAGTCGATTTGTTGAATATTATTAAATTTCAGCAAAATAGCGGGATAATACAACTTTCGGAAAATGCTGGGAATTTTTATAATAATTGGTTGAAAGAAATTGATTATATTAATGCAACGATGCGATCTATACGTAAAGTTCAGAATGATTGTTCTTTATTACATTATTGTGCGACAACGCCCGAAGTAATGGAAAAGGAATATAGTGGGTATGCGTTTGATAAAATCGTGAGGAATGATGGATTATTTCAATATATTGTATATTTGCCTGAGTTGCGATTAGCGTCTCGAGTGACTTTACGGGATGATATTGAAAATTACTCGGCGAAGAATTTTAAATTGTATTTGTTTCACGATGAGGACAATTATAAGAAGAAAATACGGTTACAGTTGCTATAGAAGAAAAAGGATTCTCAAAAAAATTGAAATATTTTGATTCATCATTCAAATAAGTTATAATACAAAAAGCATATATCAAAAATGAATAATAATAATCCTTTGCAAGACAATAGAGAACAGAAATATTCTGAGATTCATAAATACAATAATATTTCATATCACATAAATATTATTGTGTATAAAAAATATTTAGAAGACACAGAATCTGATGCGCTGCTACATACTGTTTTATCAGACCCAAAACATTTTAAACACGCATTAGTAACTAAAGCAGGACAACCTTCAAAAAAACGGAATGGGTCAATATATGGAGACCTAGATGAATATATTATTACGTATATGGGAAAAATTATAAAAAAAACAGTATATCCTTGGAATACAGAATTCAAAGAACTTCGAAATAAAATAACAAAAACCACTGAACAGAACTATAATACTTGTGCCTTACAAATTTATAATTCCGGTGGTGTTGGTATAAAACCACATAAAGATAAAGAAATGAATGCAGGTTCAAAAATATCAAGTATTTCACTAGGAGAATCACGTATTATGAGATTTGAACGTAGTGGTTTTGAAGATGTTGATATTATGTTAGATAAAGGTGACCTATGTGTAATCAATTATCCTACAAACAATTATTGGTTACATTCTATTCCTACAGATGATACGACCGGTACGAGGGCTAGTTTAATATTCCGAAATTTTGAAGATGGGATGTAAGGGTGGATCGAATGGAACTCCGGACGACGAATGTGGAGCGAGCCGTAGCCGAAGGCGCCGGTGAGCGAGGGAACTCCGTAGGCGGTAGCCGAAGGAGTTTGGAAGAAAACGGAGTTAACAGCCGAAGTTTTCTGAGGGAACTCCGTAGACGTTAGTCGAAGGAGTTCTTGTATTTATCAATATATATTTCGGGTGCAATCCGTTTTATTATTTTATTATAGTTTTTTGTATCCTCTTCTTCTGTCCCACCACCGAAACATTCCCCG